TCTGTATTTAAATCAATTTGATTAGCACTTACAGAAGTTGCCTCTGCGACTACACGAAGTAAGCCAGCAGAATTTACTTTTAATGGGGCGAGAGCATTTCCCGCTGAATTTAAAGCTAAAATTTTTGTTCCATTAATACTCATTTTATATATATATAAAATATTTTAAATTTAAAAAGAAAGTTTAAATAACAAGAGATGACGCATTCATAGTTATAAAATTAGATCCAGTTATAGTTTCTAAAGGCACAATTTCAGCATAAACCACGTGATTTGATAATACTTTTAAATTAATTTGATGATCTATATGGGATGTTTTATCATTAATTACTAGTTGTGTTTCTAATTTTTTTGAACCACTATTAAGACTTTGTGTATATATTTTTATCATAGTTGCTGTTTGAGCCATTGATGATAAATGAATGTCCTTAATTAATAAATCGTGTGAATGAGATACAGCACGAATCCAAGTATTTGATACAGAATGCCCCGCTTTTATAAATCCCATTAATGATGAAGTCCCAGATTTTTTAATACTAATATTACCAGCATTAGTATTTCCAGATCCATTACCAATCATTTCGACTCTATTAATTATAGAAAACGAATTTGTTGAACCACTGACGAGAGAAGCACTTGAAGTTCCAGCCATATTAAATATAGCAGTTCTAGTCTTATATTTTAGACTATCCCCCGAATCACAATATAAACCACTTACTCTAACTTTTTGGCAACCCGTTCCAGCAGCAGTATCAGCAGCACTACTACTAACTATTTGAAGAGCAACAACACCATTAAATTCAATATATACATTACTTTGATTGTGTCCTAATATATTTCCAGATCCAGCAATTAATTCATCAATTCCCGTTAGAGTTAAATTATCAAATGAACTAGATGTATTTTTTATTTGATTATAGATAGGCTCTTTTTCAATTTTGATACTCATTTTATATTATTATAAAATATTTTATTTTAAAAATTAAAATGTTTATATATATTATAAAATGTCTGTTGCCGAAAATTCAAAATTCGTTGCTCTTGTTGCTGATAATGGAAGTGAGTTCGTTGCCGAACAAAAAGCAAATTTTACAATTAATCCCGATATTGGCTTTATAAAAGGTCGTGATTGTTATTTATCATTTGATATGTTAAACACTGATACTAATTCTCGTGTGGCTTCATTGCCTCCAACGGCGGGGGCGTCAGCTGTAATAGAAAGAATGGATATTTATTCATTATCTAACGGTCAACTCTTAGAAAGTCTTACTAATTATAATTTATGGGCTTCATTGGAAAATCAATATTTAGAAGAAGATGATAAACATATACAAGTTAAACAAGGGACAGATGCTAATTGTCGTGCCTATAATGCTGTATCATCGTCAACAACTAAATTAAATACTATTAGTGCTAATGGATCGGCTAGTATGCCTCGCTCGTGTTATGACTTAGGAGCTTTAGCTATTTCTCAAATTTCGTCTGGTGCTGATACAGTATTAGCCACACAAGATGATACGGATGCTATACAAGATAGTGAGATGGGAGCTAAAAAATTTACAGCCCGAAAATATTGTATCCCACTTAAATCTGGAATTTTCAGCCATTTTGGTGTTAGTGAAAAACTTACGCCTATTTTGCTCTTCGGTGGTCTTAAATTAGAAATTACATTTGCGGAAAATCAAAAGGTTTTACAATATATTTATAGTGGAAATGGAATTAAAGGAACTAATGCTCCAGTTCAAGCTTCTACATTCGCTACTGGTATTGATGTCGCAAGTGTCGGCGGAACTGGAAACCGAGTCATAACTCTTACTAATGATGTTGACGAAGTCGCTTCTCTTGGTATTGCTGTTGGGGCTAAAATGTTTGTTAGGGGAACTGGCGGTGCTACTGCTAATACAGATATAGCTATTGTGGTTGCTGGTCTTCATCGTGGCAGTGATGCGGCAGGAGCTGGAGTTAATGTTAAAAATAAAAAAGTTGTAATTAATACTGACGCTAATATTGGTGCCGTAACGACGGGTCTTAAATTATTTTTCCAACCATCAACGCCATCATATAAATTAAAAAATGTAGAATTAAAAGTGCTTCAAGTAGTCCCACCCCCAGCAATGCTTAAATCTATTGTAAAAGAAAGTCAATATGATTTTATCTCGTGGGATTGCTTTTTAGATAATTTACCATCTACTAGCCGAACTCATCAGAGTGAAATTACAAGTGTCGCCTCGGCAGCCAAATGTATATTTACAAATTATATTAAGGTTAGTGGAGCTTTAGGTGAAAACGACGCTTACGCCCCAAACTATTATTTAGGTCAGCCTCCACACAATACATTTTTAAACTCCGTCCAATATTTTATTAATAATAAACTCTATCCACTCAAACCTTATAACCCACAAGCAAAAAATGATAAAGTAGTTAATTATAATGAAGTTGTTAAAGCCTTTACATCTATAGGATTAAATGTTAAAAGACTCGGTGATGGGCGTGGTGGAAATCTAACTGATTATACTAACACTTATCTACACGCCAGAGAACTTGCTAGGGGCGAACAATTCGTATATAATTTAAAAGATGCCGAACCCCAGATTAGATTAGGATTTAGTAATGAAAGATCCTCAACTCCAAATGGTGGTGTCGCCATATCTAATTGCCGAATGGTTAATTGGGTATTCTCAGTTAAATCTATTATGGTTAATAAAGATAATTTACAATTAGTATTATAAGCAATCCGTTTTTTTGATTTTATTTTTAAATTTATTTTATATTTATATTATATAAAATGCCGATTGAAAAGAATTATTTTAGTATTTCTCCGTTGAATGATAATCCATTACAAAGTGCTGGGGCTAATGGCGTTGAAGGTGGTTTTTCATTTAAAGAGAGCAACCCAATTGTTAAATTTTCACTACCAGCAATAGAAAAACTATTAGAAGTAAATTCATTAGTATTGTCGGGTCAATTCTTTATTAAGGATAGTTCCACTAATGAAGGTTTTGGTAGAGAAACTAATTACACTAATATTAATAATGATAATGGTGCGAATATGACTCCAGAAACCGCAATTAATATTCCAAATCACGGGGGGGTTCATAATGTTATTGATAAAGTTGTAATTCAAACAAAAAAAACTAATACTGAATTAGTTAATATCCATAATTATTCATCATATGCGTCCCTTCGCGAAGCTTATACTAATAATGACGAGGATTATTTATGGGGTGTAGCGCCAAACAGAAGTCTTGCGTTAGGCGCTCACGCCAATCATCAAAACCGACTTATGAATATTGTGGCTGATAAAACGAAACAAGAATTAAAAATTAATAATAATAAAGAAATTGGGGTTCATTTTAGTATTAAATTAGATATTGATATGCTCCAAAGTGGAAATATTCATTTAGGTTCTGCCTATACAAATGGACTCCTCTTAACACTCCATCTTGCTCCAGATAGTGCTGTATTACACAACCGATTTAGGGACTCAGTGATCGCTAGTCAAGTTGGGGCTGATACTAGAAATAAAATGTATTGTCTTCGTAATTTAAAATTAGAGGGTAGATATGTGATCCCAACCCCACAAGAATTATCGGCTTATCCACCAAATCTTATGATGAATTCGCAAATAAATCTATTAAATGATTTACACGCTGACGAGGATAATAACACTTATACCCCCCAACTCAATTCTGTAAAAGCAATGTGTAATTTATATTTAGATAAAGACCAAACTAATAACCTTAACTATCAGCAAAACAATTTCAGATTTCCAGTTGGGATGAAAAAAATAGAACACAAAAAAGATAATTTAAGATTTCCATTTACATTCCCATTGAAAGCCCAACCTAATTTTGAATCGAGTGTTGAACTCGGAACGGGTGCTATAAATATGTCGCAAATGACCCAATATGAAAACAATTTAGGTGATATTGAATTACGAAAACATTTTGAAAGAGCCTTGCTTGGTGGTAAAGAAGCAGTTAAATCATCAGCAACTCTTCAACGAAGTCAATTAAATCAACAAGCCGATTACGAAGACCGAGCCACAAATTATCGTGGGACTGGATCGGCTGGTGGTGGGACGGCAGCCATCGCTAATACTGATGGTGTTGGATCACAGATGTTTCCCGAACTCTTAGGGCTTGGCGTTGATTACACGTATGGGATTGGTAATTCTATGGCTTATGTTAATAGGGATTATTCAAATACAGTGTTCTCGGGCGTTAATGCTGGTAATACCAGTTTACCAGTTGATAGGCGTAATAAATCGGAGTTAGTCCAGTCATTCGTTAAATATAATTCAGTTCTTAACTTAAAAACTCTTGTAAAAACTATGTAAGAACTTTAAAAAAGTTCGGATCAAAGTATAAAAAAATTTTTTTCGTCCTTTTCGTCCTTATTTTCCCGCTTTTTTTTTTTATTTTCAGAGTTATATTTATGGCTGTGCCCAAAAATAAAACATTATATAATAGAGTTAAGGCTAAAATTGTAGCTAAAAATCCAAAGCATTCTGCCTACAGAAGTGGAGCAATAGTAAAAGCGTATAAAGCAGCTGGAGGAACTTATAGTGGAGCAAAACCTAAGAAAGGACTTACACGCTGGTTTAAGGAAGATTGGCGAACTGAAAAAGGTAAAAAAACTTATAAAGAAGGCGGAACTATATTTAGACCTACAAAAAGAATTACTAAAGATACACCTAAAACTATGAGTGAATTATCAAAAAAAGCTAAAACCAAAGCCATAGCTGAGAAAAAAAAGAAAGGTAGAGTTAAAAAATATTAATTAATATTATGGGACTTAAAGATTTATTAGATAGGATCAAACTTAGCTTTTGTTGTAAAAGTAAATGTAGTTTAAATGAAATTGTAGAACAAGTAGATGATGTTAATGAATGGGTTGATACAATCCAAGATGATATAAAAGATGTTGTGGCTGGAGTCCAACAATCTCCATTAGTCATAGCTAATGCTAAACAATATAATTATTATTCAAAAAAAGAATATTAGATATAAGTATGGATTATAAGATATATAAAATTAATAATGGATACAAAGTTGGACGTAAAGATGGGAAAAGATTATGTGCTAAATATGATAATAGATTATATATAACTCGGCGACCTATGAGGCGAGAAGGTGCTAAAAGATTATTAATGAAATTACAATTAGAAGAACGTGGAATGACTATGAACGTTAAGAGTAAAAAAAAGAGATTGTGCGATGGATTTATACGAATTGATCCAATTAAGACAAAAAGGAAAAAGATTCTTAATCATAATATTGATTTGGGATTGCTCGATTTTAACTATCACGAAATTATTTTTTTGGATAATGAAATAAAAAGCGGGAAAATCGGGACGATGGGGACGATTGAAAAACCAATATCATACTGCGACGATCCGCAAATACTAAATACCTTCAAGGGAATTTAATATATTTATATATTCTTTTTCAATTCTTTCTATTAGAGATGCTGTGCTGAACTCATCGGCTTCACTTAGTATCTCACCTAAGAGGAATAAAAACTCTTTTACTTTTTCATCTCTAGTTTCGTGTTGCTGAATTATTAATTCACTACCATTTAATCTATCAATCAATTCTTCCATTATATTAAATTAAAATATTATAAATATATATAAATGACGAGTGTAAATTTAGTATCTCCAGAAGACAACGGACATCTCTACTCAGTTAGATTTAAAGAGCCACTTATTATAGAGCCTAGTTCTAAAGTAAATTTAAATTTTGCTAAATTTAAAAGAAATGGCAATATTTTTTTTAATAGCGATCAAACTATTACATTATCTTTGTTAGGGGCACAACCGCCTTTAAAACCCGTAGCCCCATTTAATTCCAATATGACTTTAGATAATGATGGTGTTATAACAATACCGAAAATTAATCCCGATACTGGAAAAGCTGGATATTCTGTTCTTGAATTGGATAATAGAATTAAAACTTCTTTTGATGCTTTACAGCTCAGAGATACAGATAAACCCACACAATTCTTTCATTATACTGGAGTTCAAGTTAATGAAAAACAAAAAAATTTAATTCGTATAGGATATTCTCAACTCCCCCCACAATTGCTACTAAATGATATAACATTATCTACTGCCGATGTAGTTGGCGGAGGTGCGGCAAATAACAATGCTTATGAAAAAACATCTGCGGCAGCACCAGGAGGTTTATTTTTTTATGATAATTATGCTTTATCTCAAGAACATTACAATTTTAATTACAATAGTCCAGACACTGGCGACAACCGAAATTTAATTCATTTTAGATGTAATAGAGCTATAGACACGTGGGAGCAAGCAGCATCAATCGGGTTGTATTCTAAAGAGATTGCTGATTCAACTTGGACTGCGAGCCAAACAAGCAATACTAGTGCTTTAACAAAAGGAACTAGTGCTACTGGTAATAATTCGGCAAACGGAACTGCTATGACTAACCCAGCAATATTTACGGAGGGAACAACACAAACAACCTTCGCTACACGAAATCTTGCTGCTTCAGTTGATTCTGTGCTTGGTGCTTACATTACTTTTGAAATAACGGGTGCTGGTGGAGGGTCGCCAAACAGATTAAATATTTATATGAAAACTAAAAACGCTGCGAATCAGCCTCATATTGGTAATTTGAATGATGAATTTAAAGGTATGAAAAAAGTATTTAGTCAAAGTCTATCCGCAATTTATCCAGCGGGAACGGACACTGCTACAGCCCACGCTGAATTCGCAATTGAAACATATTGGATGCCTAGTAATGGTAGACTTAACGCAACATCTGGGGGATTAAGCACTATGTTTTTTAGAATATATAATATGATTGGATTTACGGGACATTCAACTAGTAATTTGGTATGGGATAGTAGAAGCTTAGGTAGAACGACTGGAGCGATCCAAAGAAGTTTTTTTACTGAAAATTGTGGTGGTATGAATGGCTTAGCAACAATGACTGGAACTAACGCTCAAAAAATAAGTAAAATTAATGCGAGTATCCCATTTAATTTAATTATGTCGGCACAGAAGCTTGGTGAAGGTTTTGAATTTATACGAATGTGTGGATTTAAGAAAACAGATAATAATGCGACAGCACAAAATCCCCACACTTTTATAGCAAGATATAAAATGGAATTTAGCGAAGAACTGGCGAACTATGTGGGCGTTGGTGAAACCCCATCTATTGATCCAAATACTAATGATGATAATGTTGAATCAGTATCAAGAGAAGAAGCCGAAATAGTAAGGGATACATCATATTCTATATATCTTAAAAACTTGCCGATAAAATGTTATAAAAATATACAAAAATCATTTATTAATGGAAATAAAAATTCAGTAGGCTTCGTCCAACCAATATTATATGATGTCCCCACGCCTTTTGCTGATAGTGAAATAGTTAATATGGGTAGTGGTGATATTATAATTGGAACTTTTCAACCAAGCATTAATAAAATTTTAGATTTAGATAATAATAAAATGGTAATTAATAATTTAGATGTAGAAATCAGAGATACTATTACTAATGAATTAAGTAATGAATTAAGTGGATCAGTAATTAATTTTACAATAACTAAACCATAATTTATTTTTCGTCCTTTTCGTCCTTATTTTCCCGCTTTTTTAAAGTTTTATAATCTTTTCATTTAAATTTAAACCGTGTGTAATCCACATCGTATTGAACCAACAGCCACTTCCAAGCTCCCCGTTTTTATAAAAATTATATCTTTTGTGTGGTATAATAAATTGTAAGTCATCAAAGAACTTATTTATCCATTTAGAACCTAAGGCATCTATCGGCATTAATAAAGCAAATGGCTTAGAAAGACTTAGTGCTAATTCTACACTTTCTTTTTTTAAACTAAATGGTATATTACTTATTAAAATATCATATTCGGGATGATCTCTGTTAAAGGCATCTTTTTTTTCATTTATACAGATTTTATTAAGTTTAGCCCATTCGGCAACTACTAAACCTTTACAATAAAATGGATCATATATAATGTTATGATTTTTAATATAGGGTAATAAATCTGCTAAAATACAACTTGGAGTTTCATAATCATCATCTTTAAATTTAGCACCAGTCCCCCTAAGATTTAATGTAGAATTTTTATTCATATTTTATAATTAATAATATAAAATTATTTTTCTGGGAACGCTTGAGAATAGCGGGAAAATAAGGACGAAAAGGACGAAAAAATATATTAATAATATATGAATAAACCGATTAAACGCCCCAACACACTTGCCGAACAAATGAAAATTAAACGTTTTGATCCCATAGAATTAAAAGCGTGGAATAGTATTTATAGTGATATTAAATTTAAAAATAAGAAAGTTTGCTCTAAAAAAATATTTGATGGCGATGTTTGTAAAGACCCACCACCTAAAGCTAAACCGCAAAAAACAATTGATATTAAAAAAGTTCAAATTGCTAAACCATTTAAAAAAAAGAAAATTAAAAATCCAAAAGTTTTTATTGAAAAATAATATTATTAAAAATAAAATATATCATTAATATATAAAATGAGTGGAACGATTGCTGATATGCTTGATTATAGTTTAAAAGAAGTCCCGCAACAGAGTGAAATTAGAACTGAAACTATTGAACCTAATAATTCTACTACAGACTCAACACGAGTATTTAAATATACTATTAGAAATGTCGGTTTTCTTGAAGGGACTTCTATGCTTACTTTTAAATTAAAAAGACTTAGTGGAACGAATGGAAACCTTCGTATTAATATGTGGAATGGTGCTTTAGGTTGTATTAAGAACGCTGTATTAAAAGTCGGTGATTTTGAAATAAACAACTGCCAAGATGTTGATAGAATTGCTACACTTATGAATCTTAATCAATCAGTATTACAACGGCGAAATGTTATGGGTCATTATTTAGGTAATTCTATGGAATTAGAAGTTAATGAAAATGGTGCTGTTACGAGACATACAGTAGCCCCAAATGGGACACCATCAGTTCAAGGGCAAATATTTTTAGATGAAACTAATAGTGGAATGAATTTTGGAACTAATGCTGATGGGACTGGTAAAACAATTAATTCATTATCTATTAATAGTGATACAAGCCTTAATGAAAAATTCGGCATACCACTCAATATGATTTTCCCTTGTTTAAAGGGTCGGTCGCTCCCTCTTTTCTTATTTACGGATTACAATATCCAATTAGAATTTGAAATGAATTTCGCTGATAGATTTGCTTACAATCTTGGTAAAACTTTTGATGGGACACACACACACGCCGACTATATGGCTTTGAGTTCCAATGTTGGATTTGCTGAAGTTGAATTAGTTGTTGATTATTTATTACCACCGTCATCGGTTATTAATAATTATATAGAACAAACTTCTAGTAGTGGCGGATATAGATTTGAATTCCCACAAATCGCTGTTGTTAAGAAAAAACTTGCTGCCGTATCAACTTCTAAAGAGCTACAAGAGGTAGAACACAGATTAGGTCAAACTGGTAAAGAAGTTCATAATATTATTCAAATGAAAAGATTTACTGATTTTAAAGACAAAAATGGTTCAACTATTAATCTCGCCGCATTTACATCAACCAACGGTTCATCAACCCTAACCGCTGTTTCGTCTATTGATGGTATTTCAGCAAACGCTAAAATAACTGGAACTAATATACAAGCAAATACATTTGTAAAATCAGTTCAAGTCGGAGCTACTGGTAATGAAATTACACTTATGGCTTCTACTGGTGCTGCGAGAGGTGCGAGTGGTGGGGCAACTAATACTGCTGATGGTGTTATTGTTAATCCATCGGCTCACGGGCTTAATCGAAGAATTTTACAAGGTCAAGCTATAGATGGTGTTGATGAAGAAGAATATAATGTAGAGGTAAATGGTTTAGATGTGTTCCCACAATTTATTTACAATAATGCTTCTCAATATGATAAAATGTCTAATGTATTAGATGGTGATATGATAGTCCCACGACCGATGTATTTTACCGATCCTAATTCAGTCCAACAACGACTCACGCCTATTACAGAAGGTTTATCTTCTAATTACAAACCTCTCGGCGTTGATCTTAGAAATGGTAATGACGCAATTGTCGGTGGTGGAACTATTATTAATAGTGGCTCTCCACTCATATTTAAATACAAAAGAAAACCTAAATCTAACTCTTATCAAGGAAATGATATTGATATGCGAAGAGAAATGGACGTCGACTACTACATAACACACGCTAGAGTTGTTGTTGTTAAAAAATTACCAAAGGGCACACAAGTTATGGTTTCGTCCTAATCGTCCCGATTTTCCCGCTTTTCTGATTTAATTTTAGTTATTTTAAATTTTATCTGTCCTATATATTATATATGACTACTAAATCTTTTTTCGTAGATATTAATAGATATTCAGCCCAAGACAATGAGAGTGAAACTACTAATATATGGAACTATAAATTAAATGATACTATCTTAGCTTCTGCTGGAAGTCAAATATCAATTGAAAATGCTTTTATAAATCAAAAAGGAATTACGGGACAGAGTATAGAATTTGAAGAAGATATTGTTGAAACACTACAATATTACGCTTATATAACCGAAGATCAACAGAGTATCCCAGCAGCTGTTTCTTTTAGCGACAACAATATAGGATCGACGGGGTTATTGTATGATGAACTATTAAATAATTTAGGAGATACTGGAAGAAGTAAATTATTTTTAAATGGGAATGAAGGAAGTATCGCCACTAATACATATAACGCTTTAAATGGATTTCAACTCGGCGGTAGTGGAACACCATTAATACTTAGCTCTAAGCCATTCAAACCCTTAGAGAATACAGCCACCTTAACACCACGAGGAGCAACTACTTTCGCTAATAATAAAACTATGACTGTTAATACAGTGGGATTAGAAGTTGGTATGAGTATAACAACCACGACGGCTGGGAGGTTAGATATAGGAGTTAGGATTATATCTATAACAGATGGGACACATTTAGTAATGAATCGATTTCCTATAGAAGCAAGTGGGGTTTCTGGTATTCCGTGTGTATTCACTAACAATGCTGATTATTTCGTTACGCCAGCACCACAATCTGCTTTTATAACAATTAAAAAAGGGGTATATGGAATTCAGCAATTAACAACAATTATAAATAAACAATTAAACAATCAATATCAAAACGGCACAACTATACCACTATCTAATGTTGAAAGTCAATTAGCTAATAGACTATGGGATGGAACTTTAAATGCTGGAAATAGTGGATTTACACATCAAATTACGCCATTAGAAATGCGACCCGCACCCGATGGGCAGTGGAGAAGACTTATCTATGAAGAAGACGAAAATACCATACCTACACACTGCTTTATCCCAGCGTGGGATTACGCAAATGTTATAGGAAATTTTCGCCCTTTTCAACAACCAACACAAATTAATTATAGCCGAAGAGCTGACGACACACATAGCGACAACGGACCAATTTATTTTCTACAAAATAATAATAAATTACCAGTTTATCATCGGCAAGTATTTACACTTCTTTTGACTAAAGGATCTAAAAATTTTGAAATTGGTGAAAGACACGCTATAGTCGCAGGACTTAGAGTTGAAGGTAAAGGAATTATGAAAGGAACTGTAATAGCTTCTGTTGGTGGGACGGGTAATAAAGATATAGTTTTGAGTCAGCCTTATTTAGCGGAAACTGGAGCAGTTGAACTCAATATATATTCTGGGGCTGAATTTACTAGTGTATCGGGAGAGGAATTAAAAAATATAGCAGATTATCAGATTGGAGCAAGAGGATTAATGGTGGGAGCACCAGAAGTAAATATACAATTTGATACTGATAGTTCGGCTTTCACATTAAATAATTTACATTCTAGTTTTAGGATTTCATCTCACGATTTATTAGGGAATGAAAATCCATCGGCAGGAAAAGTGGGTGTAGGATTAAAACGAATTGCCGAGACGTTTGATATTAGCCCGTGGGGTCCGATACAAAGTTTATGGGGTGAAGCGGGACAAGTAGCCCCTCATACTGGGAAGGTAGTTGAGGGAAAAAATATTGTATTTGAATTATTTAATAATGAGACTAACCAAAATTCAGTTGATAATATAGCTGTAGGAGCAACTATAGTGGGGGCTGGGTTTCCAGAGATTAATGGCGTAAAAGCTATTATTACAAGCGTTCAAGATCAATTAGATAGACCAGGCGAAGACTTCCAGTTTGCCGTTGAGGTAGATAGAAATTCACAATCAACTCATAATCAAAGTGGCACTTATACAATTGTAAATCAAGGAACAACCAACGCTATTAAAAGCACAGTTAGAAGTTGTTTAGAAACCCCAGTTAGTCGTATAGGCGGGGTTATATGTTTTAATTTTGCTAAATCAACAGCCTTAAAATATGGGGACAAAGTTTTAGATTTAGCATTTCAATCACACGCATCCTATGAAGATTTTTTCACATCTAAAAATCAAGCTAAAAAAATATGGAAAACTAAAACTTTATGGGGTAAATTGGGATTTTCATACGACCAATTAAATGATGAAGAATATTTTGAAACAATAGCACAATATAATAAAACGGGCGGTTTAAAAATGAGGGGAATCACAACAAATACTAAATTAGATATATCCACAATCCCACAAGTATCTACACAAAATAATCCAACAAAAGGGACTATGTCTAAATATGTCGGCGGTGCTGAAATTACAACTCCGATACAATATTTTAATAATTTTGATTATAATACACCACGAACACAGAGAAAAACAAGAGTAGATGATGATTCTGAAAATAATAATGGCGATAATTTACAATCCTATGTTGGGTCAAGATATATGATGGCTACTATGATTAATGTTGAAGCAAACCCTACACCAATAACCGCCGATAAACTCCCTAGTCTATCAAAATTCGGATATTATTTAATTACAAGTGATTTAGTCCCAACGTATAAAGATGTTGTATCTAAGGGAGATCCATTAGGATTGCTCGGCGTTGTGGCTAAAACAAATTTATCTAACCAAGATTTTATCCCCGTTGCTGGAAGTCAAATAAGTCAAGTATTAAATGAAGATACACCTATTCAAAATATTAAGGTTAAAGTATTAAATCCCGATTTAACTAATCCCGAACTCTCTGAAAATAGTAGTATTATAATACGAATTGATGTCCCAGTCCCACCACCAAGCCCACCGCCACCACAAGGCGAAAAAAAACATAAAAAGTGTCCTAAAACTGGAGATAAAATATGCCGTTGTCCTCCGAATGAAGTAGGAAAAAAAATGGAAAGTGGAAAAAAATAACTATATATAAATTATGGATGTTAGAATTGTTGTAGGTGATATAGAAGAGAAATTGCTGGAACTCAAAGAGATGATAATTAAATATGAAACTGAAAATAAAGCGTTAAAATTAAAAATAATTGAAATGAAAAAATATATTAAAAATAAATAATCACAATAATACATAATGTCCCAATTTATTTAAAGAAATAATTATGAATGTATATATTAAAAAATGACTAGATATACCGATTATTTAAAAGAAAAGATATTATGTAAAGTCTGTGATAGAATAATAAGTAGAGGACATATTAATAATCATATAAAATCAAAAATCCACAAAAAGAATTTAGAGCGGGAAAATAAGGACGAGGAGGACGAAAAGCCAATTAAATATGTAATTAATTGGGATTAATTTAAATATATATAATTTTTTATTTAAAGAAATAATATTCAGTATTATTATAAAATGTCTATTAAGATTGAAGCCGAATTTTCACACGAAATACTCAAAAAAGGAATTATATATAAATGTTATAGTAAAACAGATGATAAAATCTATTATGGATCAACAAAAAATTTACCACAACGGATTAGGTCGCATTCAACTAAATATAATAAAACTCACTCCAATTATATATTAGGGGATTTACATTATGAAGTATTAGAAGAACACGATAATATTAATAGAAGAGATTTAGAAGCCAAAGAGAGAGTCTATATTGAAAACCATAAAGCCGATATGGAAAATCCAGTTATATGTATTAATAAAAATATCCCAACACAAACTCCAGCAGAATATTCACACAAAAGATATATAGCAAATTGTGATGTTTTAAAAGAAAAACAGAAGCAATATTATTATAACAACCTTGAAAAAGAAAGAGCAAGATTAAGAAAACATTACCATACTATTAAGAAGAATTTATTACAGAAAAGAAAAGACGATATAGTTTTTTGTGAGGATTGTAAAAAATCTATGCGAAAAGATACATTACGCCGTCATAAAAGAACAGCGGGTCATCTCCAAAATTGTTTTTCTAAAAGTTATAGTGATAAAGTCATTTAAGCTATATAAGAACCAGCCGTAGTTGCTCCAGTTGAAGCAACATTACCAGTATCAACCGCTCCCCGTGCCGAAGATAAACTACTATCTTGGGCTGTGGCTGCCTTTCTATCTACATTTCCTTTATCTCCTATATCACGAGCTAGTCCCGCAATCATAGTTCCTATACCAAAGATTTCACCAAGAATAGGGATTCCATCTAAAGCCACATTTGCTGCTCCCATAACGGCATCAGTATCAACACCTAAACTATCTGCTCCATCTTGTAAAATTTTACTTCCTTTTTGTTTTATCTGTGATGTAATACTATTAGTTATTCCGTCCATATCTCCACTAGCCTTGATATCGCCATCTGGTAGACTATCTTTTAAATTCGTAGATGGTTGATTACCCGCTGAACCACCGCCACTTCCCCCACCACCTTCTGTAGAACCATTTGGAGGTTTCGTTCCTAATGCTGGAGTGGCTGCTGGCGGTCTGTCTAAACTAAAACCAAATTTGCTTGTAGTTGATTTAATTTGACTTAACGCATCTTCTGCTGCTGAGCTAGTGGCTCGTGCCTTGCCCGCTACTTGATCGGCTAAACCCGATATTCGTGTGTCCGTGCTTTGTGAAGCAATTGTGGATGAACTTGGTGCTGGAGCTCCTAATCTTGTTTGTAAACTAAAGGATTGTTTTAACGATGTTCTTAAATTACTAATAGCATCTATATCATCGGGACTTAAAGCACTTGATGCTTTAGATGTAATATCTGTTAGTGGGGCATCTGGCGCTCCCGCTCCCGCTCCCGCTCCCGCTCCCGAGCTTGACCCTCCCGCATCGGCTTCGGGTGCTGGGTTATTATCGGGTTCAGTAGATGGTTGATTTCGTTTTAATCCGCCTCGTGGAACAGAAACACGACCACTAACATCAGCACTTGTGTTAATAGTTCTTCCAAAGGCAGCATCAGTTAAATCACTATCCGTTGTAGTAGGTGGTTTATCACCAAGCGTCGCATCTTTAGTTTGTGAAGTCATACTATTTCCATTGGTTTGGGGGGTTGTTATTTCAGTCCCCGTCTTTGCTCCCCCCGAATCAGCTGTAGGGGTTTTACCTTTAACCGCTTTTCCTAATTTTTCTAATATTTTTCGCCCTTTAAACCAACCTTCCGCTCCAGCAACCAATATACCACCAGCACTTTCTATAGATGAATTGATTGAACTAAATTTGTCTTCTATACTTTGTGCTTTTTTACTAGCATTTTCATTAGCCATAGTTGCTTCATTTGCTTGACTTTCTTTTAAACTAGATAAATAGCCATTGATCTCATTAAAATAACTCATATATATTTATATATATTTTTTTTTTATTTTTTTATCATCTTTGATCCAAACTTTTTTAAAGTTTTTTATTAATATTTTTCACCATCAATTTCTTGTAAATCTTTTTCGTCCTCCTCGTCCTTATTTTCCCGATTTTTTTTATCTTTTCCAGATTTTTTATCTGTGTGGGCTTCCCATAATGGGGTTTCTTCAAAGTTTCTACGAGCCGTTAAATCTTGTATATTTAAAAAACAAAAATCAAATGGTTCTTGTTTGCTCTCTTTGTATATATTAACAAATTCTTTTTCACTACCACCAAATACACTCATTTCTTGAGACATCTTTTTTAGTTCAACTTCGGGCGAGTTCCCCATTAAAAAATAAGCACTAGCGTTGAGCCTTTGGATAGAGTTTAAATATTTAAAATACTGCGATATTATAAATATTGATAATTTACCTTCTTTATCTTCATTACCAATATGACGATATTTAGTTGTTAATCCAGTTAAAGCGTCTATAGATCCACCCATTCTTTTTACATTAACATTTCCTATAATATCTTCTAACACTAATAAATATTTACAATCACTATCATCAGTTTCTATCATAGTTATTATTTCTTCTAATAAGGCATCATTATAATCGGTAAATACAAAATCAAATTGTTCTATAATAGGTTTCATAATTTTATCATTATAAGCAGTATTAGATATTAATATTTTTACATCAAAAGTATTTTTATATGGAAAATTTGGGTTAAAAAATAAATTAGCCATAAATAAACTTTTACCACTTTTCACAGCTCCAATACAATAGGCTAAAAATGGTATATTTGGTAGAACATCAAAATCTTCTTCACCCACATCTTCTTTTTTCAAATTTTTTAAAGGTAATATTTTATAATTATTTACACTTTTTGGTTTTTCTGGTTTTTTAGTTAATTCATATTTTTCATATTGTAAGTCCTCAGCATATTTACTCATTTCTTATAATTATCTAACATTTTAATTAATTTATTTTTTAACCTATCATTGTCTAAAATATCATCTTCTGTTATTTCGTCTAATCGTCCCTTTAATTCATCAAAATCTTCAGCAGTTTGGCATCTTTTTAAATATTTAGTTCTTAACGTTTTAAAATTTTGTATTTTAACTTTGTTCCTACTTCGTTCAGCTAAAGTTTTTCTCCAAGTTTCTTCTTCATCAATTTTTATAGCTTCACGTTTTTTTTTTCTATTCTCAACCTTTTGTTCTATCATCTTCTCATCAAAATGTTTTTGCTGTTCGGCAAGTTTTTTCTTTTCAGCACGGCGTTCAGCAACTTTAGCCCGTCCCTTAGCCAGACCATCCAATTGTTTTTGCGATAATTGTTTTTTTCGTTTAGTAGGTTCTGGGACAGCTTCTTCAAAAATCTCTTCTATATCACTCATATAATATAGATAAATATAAAAATAAAATAAAAAAAGCGGGAATATTAGGACGAAAAGGACGATTTTATTGTTCTAACCAATCATTATTGTTTAAATTATTTTTAAGTAAATGTTTAAGTCTTCGCTCATAATTTTCATTAATAACATCTTGTTTGGCTATTTTCACCTTTTCTATATTAATAAATGGATATGTGTAATATTTAGTTTCATTATCTCTATTAATAATTTTATATATTGATGATCGTGGTATTCCTAAATCTTCCGTAATATTTTTTGCTGTATGATAATATTTATAAGTGTTGTTATTGGATTGATTCACTTTAAAATGGTATGTATTCTTATTCTCACTACGAGGCATCGTTATATATATTACATATATTATCTTTAAATAATCATTATAATATTATTTTGTCTATTTTATATCTCTAGTATTTAAACATTTAATAATCTTCCAAAAAATCATCTTCATCATCACTAGCGTTTTCTATTTCGTCCGCCGTTCTCATTCGCCAGCCCTTCACTATATTTTTTAAATTTTTCCCATATCCAAATTTATCCTTCCATTTAGCTCCAGTCCGATCCTCACGCTCTTTATAATATTTTCGTAATTTCCCCTTCGTCTTAAAATATTCGCAAATAGATTTATAACTATAAGCGCCATTTCTATCATTCTTCGTTAGATTTTGGTAAAAATCACCGTGTTTAAATAATTGGTAGAACTCATTTAATCTAAATAAATCTTTATCAGTATTTTTTGTTTCTATAAAATGACTATTTAAGAAAACAAACACCGAATCATTATTTTCTATATATTGTTGGGTTCTCTCAGTAATTTCTTTGGCTTCAAATTGTTTATCGCAAACATTTAAATTGTTTGGATTATTTGTTGTTTCGTCAAACTCCCAACACTTAGTATAATCTATTAAAAGCTTAATCATAGCAAATTTATGTGTCTGTTTAAATTTATCACTTTTATAATAATTATCAGCACGTTTAACATAACTCATATCTTCATTATTAATCATTGATTCATCAGTAGAAAATTCTGTCTTAAATGGAATATCTCTTAATCTTCGCATAATAGAATGTCCTAAATCACCACTTAATCCAAGTCTTTTATTCACTTCAAGAAAATGAGTAGCACATAATCGCACCTTCGTTTCATTAGAAAATAATTTTCTGGCACTTATATCATCACCACCAGTAAGTTCCTTAACAACAGATAAATCTATTTTTTTGTATTCACTCGGTTCTCTAAAAACGACCATCCGCTTTCCTTCCATATTCGCAATCTCGGGATTTCCCCCATTTTTAATAGGACTTAGTAGAACAGCATTATTTCCACCATAATAATAATTCCCTAGAGCAGCAGCACTTAATTCACTAATAACTCCCTTCCCATTCCCTCCATCACCATTCGCAATAATAAATTTCTCAACGGCTATTCCATATAAACAAGTCGCTAATAAATGTATGTATTCCAGTCTAATTTCCTCATCTTCAAACACATCGCAAAATAAATTTTTTATCCGATCCATTTGTTCTTCAGTAGGTTCTTCCCAGTCATAACCAGTTGTAGTTAATATATAATTTTCACGAATAGTTTTAATCCAATTATGGGATTTTAAATCATAAACCCTATTATTAAACGCTAATAAATAACCATTCGTATCAAATTCTATATTATCATAATTAATAACACTAATTATATGTAATAGTTTTTCAACAACACTATTAATTTTAGACACATTTTTCACCTTAGCAGTTAATTTATATATAATATCCTCTTGTTCGGCATTTCGTTCTTCATCATCGCGACTTTTTAATTTTTTATATAAATTTAAGAATAAATTAGATAAGAAAGCACCGACATTATTTTTTAAAATATTTTTTGTCGTATCCAAGACCCAGCGTCCCTCAGCACTTCCTTCACTATTAGAGATAAATGTATATAAATGTTTATTAACCTTCAACACTATATCACTATAATTATCATTTAGATATAATTTAGCAAGTGTTTCATCACTCCCTAAAAAATCTATATCTTGAGTTTCCATTTCCGATAGTCGTATTTTATTATATTCGCTTGGCGAACTAATTTTAGCATAATGTAAAGCCGTCCCAATAGTTATATTAGTTGTCGGCACTAATCCATCATATTTAGAATGAAAATCTGGTATATTAAATTTAACACTTTTCGCCGATATATATTTAGCTATTTTATATGTTTCAGTAGCTTCTAATAATTTATATGATTTTAGACTAAATAATATTTTAATCCAAACATCGTAATCATCTAAATATTCTCTCTTAATTAAATCCATTTTTTTAAATAAATAACTATCAGTAGGTTTTTCTATATTCACAGATGGTATATGAGGTTTTAGTTTTAGTGTTTTTTTAGTTTTAGAAGTTTTTATATTATCCTTAATAATATGTTTGTAATCATTTAGCGATAATGTGGGTATATCTATGTTATTAATTATCATAGTATCTTTTTTAGCCCACGCCCAGTTTCCACTAAGAATTTCTAAGTCTTCGTATGTTAAATCACCTCCCTTAGAAAATAATTTATGATTATATTTATGAATTGGCGTATCAGTTTTAAATAATATATGTTTTCCCTTAGCTTTAGTAGATGATCTATAATAAGGGCATATTTTCATCATAGAACTAACAAACGCTTTCGCCTCTGGCGTGTATGACTTCCCTTCTTCCCAATCTATATCTAAATTATAAATTTTAATTGTATCAATCGCTATATGAGTATAATAAGTATTAGAAATTTGTTTTTGGGATTTTTTCATTTTATTTTTAACCCAAGCAGTATCACGAAAATCAGTTAATTTCGGTTTATGACCGCTCAACAAATCATCTTGTAATTCTTTCTGATATTTCCCTTCAGCATTCTGAATAATATTTAATTTAATTGGTCGCCAATTTATATTGTTTATTTCACAAAATCTAATAATATCTATTTTCTCGTTATTAATCATTTTATATTTATATTGTCTATTTTATTTTTAAATAGTTTTTATTTTTAAAGAATCAATTTTATAGAATATTTAAAGTTTTATTTTTATTTATCTACTTTCGTCCTTTTCGTCCTTATTTTCCCGTTTTTTTAAAGCTTTTTCCAAAAAGTTTTTAATATCCATATATATCTAATTTTTTCTCTTCTTTTTCAAATAATTCATCACTACATACTGATCTAATTTCAGTAAGCATCCAAGCAGCTACTACAAATTCTACATCTATTTGTCCTTCCATATCTCCTAATATTGATTGTAAGCATCGTGTTAATCCATATATTTTAGCCATATTTTTTTTAAGATCCATATAATGTTCTTTATAAATTCGTAAATCAATATCCTTTTCTTCTACAATATTTTTCATATCATCAGCCATATCTATTAAAACTTGTTCTGTAGTTTCGGGCATTTTTTTATATATTATTATATTATATAATATGAGTGATTTTAAAACTAAGAAGCCATTATATAAACCAGTCAAAAGCACTAAACAAGGAAAAAAGGGTATGGTATATGTTATGAAAAATGGAGCAAAACGATTAATTCATTTTGGTGATTCTACTATGAAAGATTTTACGCAACACAAAGACCCAGCACGAAGAAAAAATTATTTAGCTCGTAGTGGTGGAATAAAAAATAAACAAGGTAAATTAACAAAGAATGATAAAAATTCAGCAAATTATTGGTCTAGAAAAATTAATTGGTGAAAGCTTTGAAAAAGCGGGAATATTAGGACGTGGAGGACGATTTTTTCTTGCTTCTAGTTTCGTATGTATGATCGTCAAGTCCGTCTCCAGCCTTTGCGTCCGATTTTTTTATATTTTTAACTAAAGTCATATAACCACCAGCGCCAGCAATATCTTTATTTACGATTTTTTTTATCTCTTGATTTATTTTATATGTAATTTGTGTATCATCTCTCGTCAGCGTTCGTTTTAATATATTTATACATTTATTAGGTTCATATATCAATAATAGTCTTCTTAAATTAGCACAATCTTCACACCAATTACTAAAATAACTAATTCTATCACGCTCTTCACAATACAAACATTTAAATCCCATTTTATATTAATATAGATATATTTTATTTTCGTCCTTTTCGTCCTTATTTTCCCGCTTTTTCAAAGCTTTTCTCAGAAAAATATGAAAATATTAATATAACAAGTCTTACCATAAAAATTACAAGTAATTTTAAGTTCCTTATAGTAGTTCCCACCTAAATCAACATACTGTTCCTTTATAGCCTATATTTTATTAAATTTTAAAAATTAAATAAAAAAATAATCTATCTATAAAATCTATATCTATCTATAACTATTTATTCACAACAAATTTTTTCTTTTTCTTAATCATAATAATTTTTTTCTTTGGCGCGCCAACATCCAAAGTCCTTTCCGCCTTCCGAGCCTCCGCAGCATTCGCCCTCAGTTCCGCTTCTTCCTCAGCCTTTTCTTCAGCCTTCATTTTTTTAACATCTTTTTTCGCTTGTCTCACAATATTCGCGTCGCCAATTTTATGAATTTTTAAATCCCTTTTAGCTTTAGCCAGCCATTTTTTATATTCCACCGAATATTTATTTGGATGAATTCCTCCCTTAATCCACAACACATCGCCAGCGTGTTTATTAACTTTATATCCCGCCATAAATTTTTCTCCCTCCTCCTCAGTCATTCCACAATAATTTTCCACGTGTTTAATTAACGCTTCGCTAATAGTCGCGCCATTTTCCGCGTGTTTTTTCATTTCAGATAAATTAATATGATTCACGATCCACACGCCCATCCCCGTCGCGCCACACAACAATTTAGATTTAATTGGCTTCTCTGGCGCGTCAAAATATTTTCCTTTATGGCTATTAGTTCTTTGCGGGACACAACCCCATCTCAGACTAAATCCGCGTTCAGTCAAGACAATCGAATTAGCCACATATTTAACAGCCATAGTTTTAGCCATAACAATATCCATATAATAAATAGTTTTTCTATTAAAATCTTTTTCATTTTCCGAATTATAACGACAATCCCATCCAGCAAACCTTTGATGCCCCGCCCACGAAAATCCAATATCATTAAATATATCTTCTTTTCCTTCAGCCAGTCTAGTGTTCCATCCAAACCTCTGTCCTTTAATATTTTTTATTCCATTAATATTTTTTATTTCTTCATAGGGATCACACGCTTCAAGAAACGTCGCGTTGAATTCTTCTTTAATATTTCTTTTAAATTCGCCACTATCCTTTTTCATAGTCTGGGCTATATATTGGCTTTCGGTTTTCATAATGTCTTCGGCGGTCATTGTGGATTTCATTGTGGAGTTC